GCGGCATTGCCGCGGCATCCGATTTCGGATGTGACCGGAAGGAGGTGATCATTATGATCGACTTGCGTCTCTTCAGTGGTTCCTTGAAAATCGCTCCAATACTTAGTATCTCCAATGGCGAATTTTGGTTCAGATTTGGACTTTTATTCGACCCTGGTGGTACTAATGTACCCATTGGATCTCCCCCTATTACAGGGGAACCTAATTGGATTGGTGACAAACCTTGTCTCCATTACAATTGGCATGGATCCTTATTGGGACTACCTCAAGGTAGTATGAGCGTATCCCATAAGAAGATAGGTAACGGGACATATCCCGTCTATTCTATCATTCATAATGGGACTACCTATAGCTTTACTGCTATGGGTGAACAAGGTCATACGGGCAGCCAATTCTTGTCGATGTACGATACCTATCGTGGGGTAACCTACGAATTGGTCCGTTACATTGATTGGTATTGGCAAAATGATTGCTTCGTATGCCACTGGGCTGCATCGAATTCGCCTAAAGGTGCTCCCCCTGTGTTTTATAATCAATCTACAATTGTGCAGATTCGATTTACACAAAAGGGAAACCTTCAGACGCGGAGTAATACCACGGCTTTATACCATCAGCCTACTAGGTTTACGTTTAATGACGTATATCCTACTGGGATGTGGTATGATTACACGTGGATTCCAATCTCCGGCAGCGTTGCGAATCCGACCGAAATTATTGAGCGTACAAAACGTACACTCACTTCGTTCGGAAGTCGTGTAGATCACGCCCTCCCACCCGTTCCGAGTGAGATGTGGGGTGATCTCGCTGACTCTTCGATACAAAACGCTAGAGCGCTAGACATTAATAGCCTAGCCTACGCCGCCGACTTCCTTAAGCTTAAACAATCCGTTAGGACTATTTTGTCCTTATTACGCGGAAAGGTTAAACCTAAGGATTTGGCTTCCGCCTGGCTCGAATTCAAGTACGGTTTAAGATTAACTCTTGCCGACTCGAACGAACTAGGTAAAGCCATCGGTGTCGCCATAACGAAGCATAAGAATAAAAAGTTTTATTCTGTTTGCCGCGCTATGGATACTAGCGAGTCCATCATTTCCAAGTCCCCGCTAAAGGGATTTATGGTATCCGATACGTATAACTACAAAGTATACTATCGACCCATAGATGACAAATTTTTGTCACTTATACGGAAAATGATGGATTGGGACGTCGGTCTTACCTTACAAAATATATGGGATCTTATCCCATTTACTTTTGTAATAGACTGGTTTACAGACTTTGAACGAACATTGAGTCGTATCGATGCAAACACGTATGTAAACACATTACGTGTGCTAGGTACGATCAAGACTCGTAAGTCTGTTATCAGTTCTATTCCTGCTACATGTATCATGCCGCAGGAAGATAAGATCATATGGTCCGGGGATCTTACTCTAAAGATTTATAAACGTGATCTTCAGAGAGACCTCGACCTCCCCTTATTCCGTTCCGGTTCACCGGGGGAATTCCACAATCATGCGGAACTCCTCGCTATCATCGTACAACGACGGTGATAGATATCTTTAAGCGTGTGTTTAAAGCACGCAGAAAGGAGGCCAACTATGGCCAAATCTATCGTGTACAATCGTACCGATACAGCAATTTCCGGTGTATCGTCATTGACTATTCCTATTGGTTTAGTCAATTACGGGGCAGACTTCGCGGTTAAGGAGAATTCGCCTGGACAGGCGATCATCACTAACCTAACGAGTCCGACCGGTCGTGAGGAGAAATTTAGATTTGCGATGTCAGACATCAAAGATGTCTATCGCAATACTAATATTGATCCTTCTGTCTACGCCCCTTCTCGAAGGGGTATATCTGTCCTAAGTCAATTAGTTGACACTTGGACGATTGTAGACAGTAACGACCCTTCATACGAAGTTAGCCTTCCTATGGAAGGACACATCGTATTGAAGATACCAGCCAATGAAAATATAACGGCTGATATGGTCTTAGCCTTTGTCGGTCGCGTGTGTAGCGGTCTGTTTAATACAGGCGTTACTACAAGTGAACGACTAAGAGCTATGCTAAGAGGCAGTCTTCTCCCTACAGATGTGTAAAGGAGGAGTACTATGTCTCGCCGGATCAACCAGATTGTCTCAATCTGGAAAGACGTCGAACAACTCGCTCGGCGCACGACCATCCATCGCCAATCTATTCCACTTGAAGAACCAAATCTGCGCACTGCGCAAGATGCAATTCTTCTGTGGGAGATGGCTTTGGTTGACCTCACGACTCCTTTCGGTTCACCACCAGAATGGAACCTTCTCCAACACGTGCAATATGTGTTGAAGACGGATTTATTCCAACTGGTTTTGATGCTTAAAGATGCAGATCGATTCCTCTTGCAGAATTGCGTTGAGGATTCGAGAGCGTCTTACGATGACTTTAAACATCATCTTGCATCTAAAGGTTGGCCAGGTAGTGGAAAGATAATCTTTCCACTTAGGAGTCTGATCGATGAGTGGTCCCTAGAAGGGGACACTTGCACCTTTCGCTTATTGCATACTGCCTTTGTTTTCTTACTCCGGCTATCTCTCAGAGATATGGCGGATTTAGAAGACAAAGCGATGCAAGACTACTTAGCTAATGAATCTTCACTCCTTTCCGATGGTTTTACCATGGAAGAAGCGGAGATCCTTACTAAGTGGTTCCCTCGGGAAGGCGATGTGCGGTATTCGCCACTATATTCTAGTGACAATTTCCGACATGGCCCGGGTGCCACTGCTGATGCTGGTCGATCTCTTGCACAAAAGTACAAGATGATCGGCGCAGATCAGTGGACGGCATTCCTTGATAATCGTTTATGCGATCATCAAGTCCCCCGCGAGCGACGCTCTTTTTCAAGAGTAGCGCGCGTGGTGTTCGTACCGAAGTCTGTTACAGCTCTCCGTACTATTTGTATGGAACCTGCAACATTACAATGGTACCAACAAGGGTTCTTTAAGAACATCAGCCGGTATATAGACCGTCACTGGTACTTAAAGAAGCGAATTTCACTAGATAACCAAGAACTGAATCGTGAACTAGCATTCGTCGGATCTTTTGATGGAAGTTATTCCACTATAGATCTTTCGGCAGCTAGTGATTCAGTTTCTTGGGAACTAGTGAAGAGGTGGTTCTCCCGTACAGCACTACGAGAAATCTTTTGGACAACACGCTCTAAACGGGCGGAGTTGCCTAATGGATTAATCGTAGATTTAAACAAGTTCGCTCCAATGGGTTCAGCATTATGCTTTCCCGTGGAGTGTCTTGTTTTTGCTGCGATGGCAGAAGCATCGATCATGGAGGTTGGAGAGCGTCCCTACACGTCAAATTACCGTGTATACGGCGACGACATCATCATTGAGACTCGTTTCGCGAACGCCTTAATTAAGCGTTTAGAAACGAATGGTTTCACTGTGAATACAGAGAAATCGTACACTTACACCAACAGCTCCCTAATTTATAGGGAGTCATGTGGTGGTGAGTACCTCAATGGAGATGATGTCACTCCAGTACGACTATCTCGCTGGTTCAGCGGGCTTAGTTATACTGTTGCTGACGCGTCGACAATCGAACGTTTGATCGATCTCGCAAACGATTGTTATAATCGCTTGCCAACAGTCAGACTTTGGATCATCCGTGCTTTAGGAAACCTAAAGCCAGGATACAAAGTTCCTTTCAGTCGTGATGGAAGCCAAGGGCTTTACAGTCCTAATGCTACCAATCACCACATTAAGGAGATCAGGTATTCATCCTCTTATCAAGAAGATGTTTACCGTGCAGGAGGTATCAAAGTTTGTTACCCACCTGACAATCCTGACGATGAAGATATTCGATTATACGAATATCTGAGATTGAATCAAACACGGTCGCGTCTTCTGTTTCCAGAAGATGCTTCCTGTGTTCGATTGACTCTCCCTGACCGTACGAAGTGGTCTAGTCGAAACCATTTCGACCTACACCCGTAGGGGTCAAAGAGAAGGGGTTGCCTGATCATCAGGCTAGGGCGGAGTCGCTCCGTCAACTTGGAG